ATAGGTAGCACTGTAGGTGGCACTGACTTCGGAATCACGGTTACAGAAAACGACGGTGTACTTCTTAACGCTGCGGAGGGTGCTACAGCTAGAAACATGAAGTTTGCCACTGGCGGCACAGAACGCATGCGCCTCAACACCATCGGTAACTTAAGCCTTAACAGCAATGGTTCTCTTGATGCTTTGGACGGTGTTGCTGGTATGCAAATCGGAAATAGCTCTGCCGCCTCTGCTGGCCTAGCCTTGGAGACATCAAATCGTGGTTACTTGTGGTATATTAACTCTTCTAACTTGAACCTGTGGGATAGCACAGCCAATTCCGACAGATTAGTTATCGACAGCAGCGGCCATGCTATCATCCCTGCTGGTGTAACCCTTGGTACTTCTACTGGCGTTTATGCTGCGGCTAATACGCTGGATGACTATGAGGAGGGGAGTTGGACGCCTGCTTTATCTACGGGAATGTCTTCTGGGCCATCTGGGTATACTATTCAAAGAGGTAGTTACACAAAAGTTGGTAACCTAGTCACCGCACAGATGGAAATGAATGCCGATGGTGCTGTTGCTAGTGCTGTGTTAGTTACATTATCTGGGTTGCCTTTTACTTCGGCAGCTAGTTCTTTGGCATATGGCGGGGGTTTTATTACTTATAACAACAGCTTTACTACAGTAAATGGTGTAACCCTTCACGTTCCACAAAATAATACAAAAATTTCATTTTACCTAAACGATGGAAATCCAGTTTTGGGTACTACTGCTGGTATAAATATTAACGCTCAAATAATACTAACAGTTGTTTATTTGGCGGTATAATAACCCACTGCATAGCTTTGGGTTGGACAGTCCAAGCCATAAAGGAGATAAACGATGGCACTAACAGAAGAAATAGTACAAGACAAAATAGAGATCGTAGGCGACTACAAGCACATACAGGTGCGTACAGCCACGGTCATCAAGCGTGACGGTGTAGAGATTAGCCGTGGGTATTCACGCCATGTGGTTGCACCAGATGCAGACATCACAGGTGAAAGCACTGAGGTTCAAGCCATCTGTAATGCAGTTCACACAGACGCAGTAAAAGCAGCCTATGCTGCACACTTAGCAGCACAGGAGATATAATAATGGCTATTACTTACACTTGGACTATTCCAACTTTGGAACACGAAATCGCTGACGGTGGCGTTTACATTGCACATTGGCGCTGCACAGGCGTTGATGACGATGGCAACTCAGCATCTAGCTATGGCACTTGTGGCCTAACCTACGATGCCTCTGCTGCTGACTTTACACCGTATGACGATATAACTGAGGCTCAAGCGCAAGGCTGGGTCTGGGGTCATGTATCCCAAGAGGATACTGAAGCTGCTATTGCTAACAAGATTGATGCGATAGCTAATCCAACTACTGCGGCGGGAGTGCCTTGGTAATAACTTAAACTAAGATAGGAGATTAAGATGGGCGAGAAACAAACACAAACCATCATGATTGACGAAGTAGAATACAACGTAGATGACTTTACAGATGAACAAAGGGTTTTCATAAGTCACATTATGGACTTGGATCGTAAGATCAATAGTACCCAGTTCAACTTAGATCAGCTTAACGTAGGTCGTGGGGCATTTATGAATGCTCTTAAAGAGACACTTAAGCCTAATCCAGAGCCACAACAACAACAACAAGCAGCTTAATTAAACAAGGATGCCTGACAATGGGATATAAACTAGGAACACGTAGCTTACAGAACTTGTCAGGCGTTCATCCTGATATGGTTGCTGTAGTTAAGAAGGCAATCGAGATCACTGAGGTAGACTTCACAGTTATTGAAGGCATACGTCATATTGATCGTCAAAGACAATTACTCAAAGCGGGTAAGTCAACTACACTTAACTCAAGGCACATAACAGGTCATGCTGTAGACATGGTTCCTTGGCCTGTAGATTGGGAAGACTTAGATAGGTTTGAAACTATGGCTGAAGCCATGAAGGATGCAGCAGAAGAGCTTGACATTTCCATCGTATGGGGTGGTGACTGGAAGAGCTTCTATGATGCCCCTCACTTTGAACTTGATCGTAAAGTCTACCCAGCATGACCAAGGAGGAAGATAATTGGCACCTCTCTAGGAGTGTACCTATAACCCTTATCTTTGGTCTTATAGCTCAAGCAGCAGCTATAGTGTGGACTGTCTCTATGATGATGTCAGACATTGAACGTAATGGTGAAGAGATCATGCGTCTACAATCCAGACTATCTATCGTAGAAGATGCTACACAAAGACAAGCAATATCTATGGCCCGTATAGACGAAAACATTAAAGCAATCCGACAATCAGTAGAGAAAATGGCTAATGACCAGTAAGGATTGTTATGATAGACCCATTCACTGCCCTAGCTGCGGTCAAGAGTGCTGTCAGTGCAGGTAAAGAGCTTGTCTCAGTTACTAAACAAATTGGTGAGTTCTTTGATGGTGTCGATGAACTAAGGCATAACCACAACAAGAAAAGAAATAGTCTCTTCTCAGGTGATGATGAGAACAGTATGGAGACTTTCGTGAAGCTACAGAAGGCTAAGGATGCTGAAGAAGAACTCAGAGCCATTGTGATAGCTACCAGAGGTTACTCCGCTTGGGGTGAGCTACAGGAAATAAGAGCTAGGACACGTAGAGAACGTAAAGAGAGAGAAGCTGCTGATAAACTCCGTAAACAAGAGGTGGTAGAGAAGGTAGTTGTTATTGGAGGTACACTAACTGTGTTGTCTATTATAACAGGTATAGCTGTACTTCTAATAATGTCATCAAAGGGAATGCTATAATGCTAGAAGCTATAGGTACTGCACCATTTCAAATGGCAATGAACCCACCTGAGAACCAAGATAAGACACCTAAAGTAATAGAGCAATCTACAAGAAAGCCTGTAACATTTAAGGTAGAGCCTGTTAATTACACCAACCAAGGTAAACCGATACAGACTAAACCTGTAGGCACATTAGTAAACTTCGAGGTCTGATATGGAAACTATACTAGCTTGGAAACTACTACCACGACTAATGATGTTAGTTATGACTGGTATGTACATTAGAGTGATTGAGTGGTTTATGTCGTTACCACCAGAGGCTATGACATCACAGGCAACTGCCCTTACTGCAACCGTAACTGGAGCCTTAACAGGAGCCTTTGCAGTTTGGTTAGGGAATGAGAGCAAATGATAGGACAAATAATAGGTAGTGTAGTTGGTCTAGCTACAAGTGTAATAGATAGTAAGACACAGATCAAACTAACTGAGGCTGAGATTAAGAAGAAACAGCTTACAGGTGAGATAGACTGGGATCTAGCTGCTATACAGGCTACACAGAATAGCTGGAAAGACGAATGGATAACCCTACTGTTCAGTATTCCCCTGATACTAGCCTTTTGTGGTGATTGGGGTAATGCTATAGTACAAGCTGGGTTTGCAGCACTTGAGACTATGCCAACATGGTATCAGTATTCCCTTGGTGGGATCGTATCAGCATCCATAGGAATCAGATCAGTATCTAAATTCTTCGGTAAGTAGTTCACAAAAACCACCTTAGCTGGTGTATACAATAAAGAAGCCCCTGTATCCTTAGTTGGACGCAGGGGCTTTTCTCATTGTGTCATTGCTTTAAATGTACTGGTTAAAGACTTTAGTAGGTTACTTAGTGTAAAGTAAGCATAGTCCACTTCTTGTTGTAGTTTATGTACCTTCCAGACCAAGTAGAGTGTAATACCTAAGTGTACTAAGTCTACTGACTGATTTAGGCTTATCATTTCTTACTCTCCACCCCTATGAGCTTAGATAAGTACCAGTTAGCCTTCTTAAGATCCTCTAAGCCATTCTTGTAGCGCCACCTATGAAGGTACTTAGCTATATTCCCTCGTAGGTAGCCTACAAACTCATCCTTGCTTAAGAAGTCCTCAATGTATTTGATACACTCAATAGTGCCTTGTCCGTAATGTGATGGACTGTTTACATTGTCAGGTTCCATCTTACCTAAATCCCACTTAGCCATTATAGTCTCCTATGTTAAGTCTACGAGTTCACAAGTATCACCACTACAAGCCATTGTTTGACTACCAGCAGTGTTATCTTCATTCTCATACTCTGAAAGTTCAGACCAGTCAATAGCCTTTGGCATAATAGCTAACAATTCTTCGTAGTCCTCTTTAGTACAGTCCTGATATGGTGCTTGCTGATAAGTATGATCTGAGTGAGGTAAGAACGACACCCCTGACATCTCATCAAAGTGCTTGTAGACAAATGCACCCACTTCCATCCACTCCTCATCACGTACTGAGATCGTCACTGAGGGCTTATGCTCACACCATGAGCGTTGATACGTCAGCCACATTTCTAGTTGCTCTACGGCTGTCATATCGTTTCTAGTTATTGCTCCTGATGGAGACTTGATAGGGAAGCTAAAGACTGTAGTTGTGTCTCCTTTCATAACACAAGGTTCGTTAGGTACACCCTTATCAATCATAAACTTCGTCAGCGGGTCCTTGTTATCTCCACGCACAGTACGAACATAATAAGGGCTGTGACGAGCATGAATGCCACTAGCAGAACTAACAAGTTGGGAGACAGTACCACTTGGTTTAACGCAACTGATAGCAGCAGAAGCAGGGATGTTAAGGCGTTCAGCCCACTCAGCATTCGTAGATATTGCAACATTCTTTAACCTTTCTAATGTTTTATCAAGACCAGCATTCTGACTGGTAGTTAGTCTATTATCCATGATGCCCGTTAGGGATACACCTAGTAATCTCTCCTCTTCTGTGTTCTTGTTCCAGATCTTACGCAAGTAAGGGAACTTAGTCATAGATGATTGGATAGTGCCTAGAATAGTTGCTAGACGTACCTTCCGCTCTAAGTCATCTATAGTGTCTGTAGCCCTTATTACAACCTCTGTCAGGTTACAGAACTGGTTTGGTCGTAAGATAATTTCGCTACAGGGGTTAGTTCCGAACTCATAGTTAGGATCTCTACGTCCATTCTTAGCTGCCTGTACCTTACTAGCCTGACGGTTAAAGACACCACGTTCACCTGACTTACTTTCCACTAGGGCTTGCCACTCCCGCATGAATGTCTCCATGTCAGGTTTCTCTGTGTAGCTCACACTGTTGTTAGCTAATGCACGATGGGCTGCTGTTTCCCACCACTGTCCCGACTTAGCATGACGCATACGATCATCAGATAGGTTAGACAAGCTAATCATAGCTGAACGACGAACACCACCAACTACAACAATCTGACCAATGAAACACATAAGGTCATGGCACTCAATACTAGACAACCTACGCCCTTGTGCAGCCTTGAATGTAGTTACTGCAAAGTTAAACAACTCAACTAAAGGTGCAGGGCCAGATGCTCTACCACCAAAGGTCTTAAGTCTAGCACCAGCAGGACGTACAGCAGATACATCCCACTTAGGTATCTCACCAGCCCAGAGAAGCGCAAGGACTTGACGAAAGGCTTTAGCCCACCCTTCCTTACTATCTTTAACTACAACCACTGTGTCGCTCTCAAATAACTCAGGAACCTCTGGTAACTTTTGGATGAACTGACGCTCTACTGAGAAGCCTACACCTGTACCACACAACAAGATAAACATGGCCTCATCAAATGCTTTGGGGTCATCTACAGCCAAGTAACTACAGTTGTACCCAGCAGTATTGTCACGGGCCAGTGCAGGGCCAGCAGTCATCATAGCTCGCATAGAGGGCATTACTTCTAGGTTTAAGATGGCATCCCGTAGTTGGTTGACATAAGAATCGTTACCAGCTTTAGGGCGTACCACATTATCCATGTAGCGCTCTACTGTATCTCCCCAATCCTCACGGCCCTCACCG